AGATTTCTCTCATTGACCTTGTAAACGTGGTTCACCCTGTTCCTACTCAACGTAATGCAGAGGCTTTTCGTCTGCTTATGAAAGAGGGAGGAAAGGGTATAGGTGAACTTTACGAGTCCAAAATCCTTGAGAAAGAGATGAGTAAGGCTGGTAAAGTTCCGAAAGAAGTCCAGAAAACTGTTGCAGAAGCTAAACAGGAAGCTATTGAATCCGTTCTCGGAAACGTCAAAGGTATGCCTGTCTTCAATCTGCTCAGGAATCTTAGAAATATTATCCTCTATGCTCCTGATTCAGTAGATGAAGCTGCAAGGCAACTTGTTATCCCTGAAAAGATTTACAAGTCCAGACTGCTTCCTTTCAGGTTTCTTTCTGCTCATCTTGAGATTACAAAGATGACTTATACGCTTGAAGAAGGAGCGTCAGCTTCCGTTGTGTTTGAAGATGAGGTTTCAACCAGAGTTACAACTCGTGAAGAGTTCTCTCTGTTGAAGAATCGTGTTCTGACAGCTCTGGAAACAGCAGTTGAGCTTGCTTGCCACAACATTCCTGAACTGGAAGGTCGTGTGGCTATTCTTATTGACCACTCAGGGTCTATGAGAGGAGATGGTGGTGGAGCATCACTTGTCTCAACTTTCTCAAGGACTACTATGGTTGATATTGCTAACCTATTCGCTGCAATGTTTCTCAAGAAACAAGAAAACGTATATGTTGGACTGTTTGGTGATAAACTACTGCAATACGATGTGAAACGTGAAAAGAGTATCCTTGCTATAACAAGAGATATTTACCAACGTGGTCGTCAATGCGGTGGAGCAACCGAACATGGAATCTACACTTTCTTCGAGGAAGTGATTGAACATAAAGTTCCTATGGATCACATCATTGTGTTCTCCGATATGGTTATTGGAGATAGCAACAGATGGTATGGTTCTTCAGGATCAAGCAGAGGTCAAGGTAGGTTCCAAGAACTGTTTAGAAGCTTCAGGAAAATGAATCCTGTAGCAAGTGTCACTTCTGTAAACCTTCATCAGACTGATGGTACTACCGTATTCAATAAGAACTACGGTGTAGCTCAGGTTGCTGGATGGTCAGAGAAGATTTTCGATGTTATCGGAGAAGGTGGTGCTGGTTACAAAGCCATCATTGAGGAAATTGAGAAAATTGTTATCTAACAGTTTTGGCTATACAGAATAATCCCTATATTTGCAAAGAGAGTGGCTATTAAAAGACTTACTTCGACTCTGGTCTTAAAAACCGGACATCCGTAATATGTCTATTGAAAACAGTCTTTTGAGGTTTCCCCTCTCCTTTGCATTTTTAGTTCTTTGAATAAGGAAGGATCGGAAGTCTAAACAATGACAGCGTGAGCATTGAGCGAACGCCCTTGCTCACCCGATTCTTTTAACAATACACGGGGGAATGTTGAAAAACACTCTCAGATACTTTCTCTGGAAGCAGTAGCGATTCAGAGAGTTACTTCGGACTAGGGTCTCAAAAACCTATTCCCCCGCCAGTGGTAAATGATTATTAAATGTTTGCGCATTAACATCAATTACCTAGCAGCACCGACTTTTTCTTTCTACGTCCGATTCGGACAACGGGTTGAATTTCCATGGCTTTGGGTCGGTGCTGCTTCCCATAAAGGGACAAGCTCAGTATGGTAAAGTGAACAGTCCACGGACTCTCAACCACCAGAACGCTGAGGATTGATCATCCTCATGTCCCTTTTAAAGTTCTTTGAAGATTAAATTACAGTACCTAGAATGAGACTTACTTCGTTTCATGTTGGTTCGAGTCCAGCCTCCCTCACTACGTTTATAATACAATGAGGGAGTAGCCGAATGGTTTAGGCGACTAATTTTGGTTTAGTTTAACACTAAGACAGTCTCCTCATTTTGTCTGTAATTTTTTAACTTTTTGAAGGGTAGCTAGGATAACACTTACTTCGTAGCTCAGTTGGTAGAGCGCAAAATTGATAATTTTGATGTCACAGGTTCAATTCCTGTCGGAGCCGTTAGGCTTTTATAGTGTTACTATTTTCTCCCTTTAATTTATTAACTTGCTGGTATGATTAAACGAATGAACTGGTTCGTAAAAATCCTGACCTTCGGTTGGGCAGCAGCAATCTGTCTAGCTCCCTTTGGTATCTATATCAAAGAGCAGTATCTTGATAACAAAGTCATAATCAATCACGAGAAAATTCATTGGAAGCAGCAGATGGAAATGCTGATTATTTTCTTCTATATCTGGTATTTACTGGAATGGATCGTTAAGCTATTTAAATATGGTAAACGAGCATACTCTAATCTCTCATTCGAGAGAGAGGCTAATCACGGAGAAGATAATCCGGATTACTTAACTACAAGAAAATCATACGCTTGGATCAAATTCTTATGAAAAAAGGAAAAAGTTGGCTTGGTTATTTATTTGGTATAATCGCAATTATGGCAGTTGCTATAGCGTTGATCGTATGGATCATCACTGCGATTGAAGACCGTGAAAAGGCGAAGGAGGCTCAGGAAACTGAGATAGTAGAATGAGTAATCCTTTAATTACTGGACCATATGATCCTTACAATACAGAGTCACATCATTGTTTGGATCAGTATGATATGCACAATAACAATCCTCGTAGTCCTAGACCGGGAGATTCTCTTGGTGGTGGATTCGATATGTTCTTCTGCTATAATGATGTAAAGATTGTAGAAGCAGCTAAGAAGATGTGGTATTGGAACTCTCAGGGAAAATACGTAGGACAACGACATCCTGAACTTCCTCCTGAAGACAATCCAATGAGTAGAGATCATTACACTACTACTCTTCTTACTTTGAAACTTCACTATATGCGAACCGGAAATGAAAGGAGCATGGAGAAGATCAAAGAGATTCAACAGAATACCGGATATATTATATCCAAGATGGCTCGTAGAACTTTCACTCTAGCATTATGGTCAAAAGCAATTCAAGGGAAAAAGTTTAGCGAGTTCTTATATTATATACTTGAAATTATTATTGTAGGACTTTTCTATGTTCCTGTCCACAAGCTGTTAGGTGCGATTGCAAATTTCACCGAAGAAGTGGAACAAGAGGATTGGAAACCGTGGCCTGAGAGTGAAAGACTTCAGGACCTACCTAAGTATAAACAAGTTATAGATGACATTATGTATCCTGCCTATGCTATGGAATTAGCAGGGTGGCAGCTTTATGTTCTTGATGGGTTTCCTCGACTCAGAGGTTTCTTAAAACGTCTTCATCGACCTATGATAAGCAAGACGAATCGCCAACAAATGATGCTCTTTGGTATGAAAAACATATCAAGAGAAAGAATTGAGGCGTACAAGCCTATGAAAGGCGGTAGATCATCCGGATGGTTATGCAACAGAAATGATAGGAACATGAGAGTTCTTGATCCTTCTCCAACGCATAACAATAAAGACGTAGATCAACTTAGGTTATTGTATAACCATACTCAACTATAATTCCTCCTGATACAAGGTTCGGACATCAGTTCAGCGTCGCCATGCGGAGTGTGATACAACATCATAGGAACCAGCAACGACGGAGGAATTTTTATGTAATAAACAGAGATTTGACCCTCATGGTCATTCATCGCATTATTATTCATTAAACCACAAACTATGAAAAAGTTACTAGTAGTATTCAGTGTAGCAATTATGCTATCGAGTTGTTGTATGTCGCAGATTCCAACGCAGTATTATTTCGCTACGGATTCCTGCACTTTTTATTTACCAGATTATTCACAAGTGGTACAGATACGGGACAACTGTTGTGTAAACGATACATCGTTTGTACAGGTTCCCAACTCAGGAACATTACTTGTTCCCGGTACTGAAGTCACCGTTACTCTCTATGCCACAGATTGTTATGGCAATCAAAGTTCAATGTCATTCGATGTAGTTATTATTGACAATGTTCCACCGGAATTTATCTACGATTCGACTGACTTCACTTCTCTCGGACAATTTCAAAACGATGTTAGGACATGGCACTTTTGGACTGATGTAAATGCAGAACCACAGCCTCTTGATCCACCGTTGTATTATTCTCATCCTAAGACTGCAAGAGATGCAGCAAACCGAACGGAAGCTGAAATCCACGATGCGTATTATACTAATGAACGCTACCACAAGATGTCATTATTTATGGCTAAAACCACGTACAGGATCGTAGATATGTATATGGCAATAGCTAAAGTAGGTAATCCTCAAGGTAAACTTCACGTTGAGATATGGCAACTTAATATGCACGATACCAGTTTGTTACAACCTGTGTGTGGAACTCAAGTTGATTTAAACGATATACACCATCGAAATTCATCTGATCCGGGAGACCTTCCACCACAAGAATTGATATGGCAGACTGTCGATGTTTCAGACGGAGTTCTTGTCAGAGGTGGTTGGTATGCTATCCGGACATTCTGTAACGGCACTTTAGACAGCGACAACAAAGTTATCTGGAATACAACTAATTATGATATTGACAATAATGACCAATATCAATTCTTGAAGTATTCCTATGACAATGAAGAGACCTATGGAATAAATCTGACCTCAAGTTATATGTATCAGATTTGGGGAATTGAAATAGTTTAAATCAAATATCATGGTAAGAGAAACATCAGTTGAAGCGTATCATCAGATACGTGATAACGGACTATTATCCGCAAGAAGATTTCAAGTCTACGATGAGTTGTTTCAAAATGGGCCATTGACTGCTAATGAGGTTGTTAGGAAATATCAGCAAACAAATCCTAACATTAAAGATGCTTCGCTTAACGGGAGGTTCAGTGAGCTAGAAAGACTTGGAGTTATTAGAGATACAGGAGAACTTAAGATAGATGCAATAAGCGGACACCATTGTATTTTATGGGATGTAACATCTAATTTACCTGTAAAACCAAAGAAGGAATTAAGCAGAAAAGAGCAGACCGAAGATATTATAACTGATGTTGTCAAGTTAGGAGAAAAATTACCAGCTCAACACAAAGGAGATTTAAGAAAGATTTACTACAAACTAAAAGATATATATGGATAAACTAGTAGTAGAGACACCAGAATTGAAACCGGAATATAAAGAACGTGGTCGCTTATGGAAGAAGTATGTTAGGCGAGTATGTAGAGTGCTTGCGTGGTTTATATGGAGATATAAACCTCTTATACACTACCCTCTTGTACTTGATATTGAACTCGGAAGCATGGAGTTCTACTATCTGAAATACGGATTACGGAAGACCCTTGAAAGGATAAATTTATACAACAGAATTTTAGTTGCAAGACTTACCGAAAAAGAGACTCTTATTGATCCTAGCAAATTTTACATTTCGACGGTTCTAACTAGCACTGAGGATATTGAAGAACAATTAGACAGAGAACTGAGACAGGTATCATTAAATTGATTACATTTATAGTGTATACACATCAAAAACATAATGTTATGAAAAGACTAATCATGTTTTTCTCGTTCCTTTTGCTAGGGACATTTGTTCTACTCGGACAAGAACCTGATGTTCCATCAAATTGGCAGGACTTGTACGATAACTATCTACTCTATGCAGCAGGTTATCTTGGTATGGCAGGAGTTGTAACATTCCTTGCGGAATATGTAATTCGACTACTGAAACTATCAACGAAATTCCTGAAGATTTTATTTGTAGCTATAATCTCAGTAGGTCTATCCTTCCTCGTATCAGTTATAGGCATCGGATTTCTCGGTGGAGCTGATTGGTGGGTAGTACTATTGCAAGCAGGTTTGATTACTGCTGCTGCTGCTGGTTTAAGAGGTGGAAACTTACTATTCGTAAAGACGATTGTAGATTTCGTTATCGGATGGATTGCCACAAAGGAACCGAAAGTAGAATAAAGAAGCGAAACGGTGTAACGACGCTACACCACGACCAGAGAAGGGGAGTCTGTAATGGATTCCCCTTCTTATTTTATAAAAAAATTTTACCGTTTCCTTGACTCTATTTCTCTTTCTTGAACTCTTGTGCGGTGGAACTCTTAACTTTACCAAGCTGAACAGCTCCCGGAGTGATACGAGCAATGTCTCTGAGCAGACGACTATGACCTTTACTCGGTCCACTTTGAAGTATGTCTTCACCACCTGAGATAATGCGAAGAACATCCTGACCAACTTTTGCACCATCAGTTATTAGAGTGAACGCAGGAATTGCGTTTCTGGTAAGTCTCTCAAAAGCAAGAGGACTTGTGTAGAACCATATATCAGTATTAACCCTTCCTATCTGATTGATTAAGAAGTAATAAGCATATCTCTTATCATCATCGTCATCATCTTCTGCACCAAGCTTCATTAGGAGAGTGGTTGCAAGTAGAGTTAACCATAACATAATTTCAGTCATATTCTTACGCATATTGGCAGCATCAGTTTCAGTAAATCCTTCTCTACCATCTATCATATTTTCAAACTGAGTATTCTTCCAAATCAATTTTCTTAACAGTTGGTAAGTAAGATTAAAGGTATCTCCAATGTATCCTTTTAAACCTTCGCTACTCTTATAGTATGCCCGATAACTTCTATAACGTCCTTTACGAACTAGATAGTTTCTGTTATGTATTCTGTCAACAAGTTGAGTATCTGTTTTTTCTGCCCCAAATCGTTCTTCAAATCCCTGAAATGCCCAAGTACGAAACTGACTTAACATTCTACCAGCAATTTTTCTTTTAGCTCCAAGAGGAGTATCCGGATCATAATTACCGTGGTTAAGTTTAACCATCTTATCAATCCTCTGCTTGAGCTTGAACTCTTCTCTTATTTCAAAATCCTGTCCCTCAAATGTTACACCTTCAGGAAGGACAAGTTCACCTTCATCGTTCACTTCATAAAGGTCCCATAAGCTTTTCTCTTCAGCATTTTCACCTTCACCTACAGTAACCTTTGTCTCCATCATCATAGAGATCATAACAGGAGCTTGGTTAAAGTACTCAGATCGTGATTGTAAATTGAAAGGTCTTAACCATTCAAGACGCTTACCAACTCTTTTAAACATAGACGCTGCACCGTCAAACCTATAAATCTCGTTCTTAGATTCTTTGAGAGTGTCATAGTAATTCATCGCTGCACGAATCTTCTTAGCAACAGGGTTAATAGCATCCCATCTATTAAACATTGCATTACGTGCTACTGAAGATAGTGTAAGACCAAATGCTTTACGATAAGTCCTCATCGAATAATTTCTACCATCAGATGCTTCGATTGTATTGGAGAGTACTCCAAATCCGATATTAGCAAAAGCAGCAAATACGTTCCAACCCATACCCTTGATTTGGATATACTTCAGAATCATATCTCCAACCTTCGATCTGACTCTCACACCACCAAGAGCTTCTTCTTGTTCGTCGAGTGAAGCTAATCTACCTTCATATTCATCTTGGCTAATCTTTTTATCTGCAAAAAGTTGTTCTACAGCTTGTCTGCTTCTGTCAATATTGTCTCTTACTATTTTCTCTTCAGATGTAAGAATCTTCTTTTTAGTTTTTCCTTCAGGAATATTTGAAGGTTCTCCCCAATATGCCTGATCAAGAAAGTCTTCAAACATTTCATTGGTATTACTCAGACCTTTATCCTTACCAAGAAGTTTTCCCCACCTACTTGTCTGTGGTTCACCTGCTGCATTTTCTCTTTGCTCTACAGCTCTTTGCATAATGTCTCTTGCAATACGTACCTCATCTTCTATCATAGCACGATGCTTGTAAGTAACTGCTGTTGAGGCAAATGCTTTTAATACACGACCAAGATCAAAAGATTTTTCTTTTGCAATTAGGTCCATAATATCTTTACGGAACTCATTTTTCTCAATCTCAGTAGGACTCCTACCATTATTATCTGCACGAAACTGAAGACTCATCAGTTCAACATGATCATTGATCCGTTTACTATGATTGGTAAGCATAGCAAACTGGTGTTCTTTCTTTTCTCTTTCGGCTGCGACAGTTGAGAGATCGTCCATACGGAGATTCTCTTTAAGATCATCCCTTATTTCTGTGACAGCATTTTGTATTCCACCTTCAAAAATAGCTTCAATAGTCTTCTTACTGATATAAGGAATACTATTCATTTGCATGAACTTTACCTTATCACGAGGAAGATAGTTTTTGACCTTTTGGAAAGTCTTATTCATGTACTCATGCAGTTCACGATATGAGGAGTTAGCTTCAATCTCTTTAAACTTAGCATCATAATAACTTTCACCTTCTACATCAGTTCTAGGAATTAGTGTAACATAACCTCCGGTTGGAACTCCGGGTATGGTTTGATGATTCTCTGTAGTCCATCCACCTCCTTCATTTGATGGCTTCATAAAATTAGAGAACATATAAGGTGAATTTTCTAGTTCCCATGATTTAAGTAAACCTTGTGCAAGTGGTTGATTGTTAGGATTAGTAGCATTAAAATGATCTTCATGTACTTCATGATCAAGCTTATATAGTTCAATCATCTTCCTGTTAGCCTCAAAAAATTCAGCATAACCTCTTTCCCCAAGAAGTTTAACTAATCTATTTTTTTCTTCTGTTTTCTGTGCTTCTGTTGGAGCTGGTGCATCTTTGATCATAGTATACCGTGGATCATGAAAAAGAATATTTGCATCAAACACTGTAGCGTTCTTTCTCACATTCTCAATATACTGAGCATTTTGTTTAGATATTTTTGCAGGATCAGATACCTTAACATCCTTACTTCGTGACTGATCAAGAGTACGTTCCCTCTCTTGTTCTGTTTTATCTAACCACTCAATATAATCATTAGAAAAGCGATGAACCATATCTCCGGTAAACCGAGCATCAGTATTACTGAAAGTCTGACGAAAGATGTCAAAATTCTTTAGACCTGTAGCCTTAACTAGACGGTCTACATCTTTAGTAATACCTTTCATTTCCTTGTTAGCTCCCCAATTCGCCTTCTTTACCCATTCTGCTGTAACTTGAAGCATAATATTATCAAGCTCAGTAATATCAAGAAGATTCTTTACAAGAAAATTTACATCTTTTAAAGGAACGCCTAACTGATCTATATTAAATCCAAGTTCTTCTAGTAAATCTTCACCGACAGTTTCTTGTATTCCTTCAAAAAGAATCTGTTTCTGACGATTCAAACGCTTCTCTTCAAAACCATTTGCTCTATGCGCCCAATCCCGAAATCTGGTAGTAGTTTCTTCTAACGCTTTATCTTTAATAGCATATTCACCTTTATCATAGAAGATGTGTTCATCAGTACCTGCAAAATCTCCTGCTTCTTGCCACACATGAATAATACGTGCTGCATGATCAAGGTCTGATGCAGAAGGTTTAGCTTTATTAAACAACCGTTCAAGAGTAGCCATATCTTCTTCTGCAAACTTTCCAATCTGATCAAGATCAGTATAAGTTGCAATCTCAGCAATATCATTTCTGATTTCAGTAATCCTTCTGCCTATAGCAGATATTTTTTTGGAGAGAACTTTCTTTTTCTTTTTATCTTTGGTGTTATCCTGTATATCCTTA